TGCCTAATCTACCGCCAATGATGATATTCTTAAAGCTTTCTGAATAATCTTTATATTTTTTATAAATAGAATTGTTTGATTCATCATTTATGGGATAATAAGGTTCATTAGTTTTGTCATAAGTCTTAGAATATTCATAACTAACATAGTCGATATCAGATTTACCAAAAGTAAAATATTTATGTTGGATTACTCTTGTATGAGATTCTTTCAGAGAGGGGTAATTTACAACCGCACAGCCTTGATAATCTTTATTGATAATTTCTTTATGTTTAAATTCAAGAGATCTATATTCTAAATCGCCAAACATATAATCGAAAAATTTATCCACAGGCCCAGAATAAACTACCTTATTTGCTATTTTGTCAAAGTATTCTCTATTATTAAAATAATCAGTATCTAAACTTACTTCTATGTCTTTAAGCAACTTTTCAAAAATAGGTGTGTAACCATGAACTGGGATACCTTCATAAACATCTGTATCTGGGTAATATCTATCACTGAAATTTAGTCTAATAGGAAGCCTTTTGATGATAGATGATGGGAGCAGTTTTGGATCTCTTCCCCATTGTTTAGTTGTGTATCCCTTTATCAATAATTCATATAAAGTGGGGCCAACTTGCGAAAGAATAAAATCTTCTAAGTTTTGAGGATTTTCGCAAGGAATTATTTCTTTATTAATTATCTTAATAGCATCAGAAGGTGTCTTAATTTCTGGCCAAATTTGATGCAAGGTTGTTAAGTTTATTGGCAAAGAATAAAATCTGTTATTAGTGTATGCCCTTGCTCTATGACTATAATTATTGAACTCAGTAAATTGGTTTACATAGTCCCAAATGTATTTTTGAGAAGTATGAAAAATATGAGGACCATATTTGTGAATGTGATAGTCTTGATATTTCTCTGTGTAACAATTTCCCCCAATATGAGGTCTTTTATCAATTACTAAAACTTTTTTCCCAATTTTGTTAGCTTCATAGGCAAAAATAGAGCCAAACAATCCAGCTCCAACAATTAGATAATCATATTTCATACAAATATTTTACATATTAGTATGAAAACGATGCTGGAGAGTGAGCACCAAACCACTGAGAACCATCATAAACTTCAGTTACATCCATAGCTTCTTGGCCAAGATCTTCTTCATCTTCAGCCATGTTGTTTCTGTCAAATAAATTCTTTGGTGTTTTATTTGGATGTAATCTACCCTCTGTATTTTTTTCTAAATTTGGTTGAAAAGGGATTGTTTTTTTAGAAACATCATTTGGATTAATATGAGTTGGCAAAGTATCTGGATCAGTATAATCATGCATATTATCCTTCATTTCCAAAAGACCCTCAGTTTGAGGAGTGTATTGTTGACGTAATTTCATGATATATTCATCAACATCTATGTCTAATATTGGAGTTGGGCCTATAGGTGCAACAGTTTTTCTTGCAATGTCAAATACAGATCTTTCCTCAACATCAGGATCATTTTGCTCAGTAATTTGATCCCTTGTAACAATGATAGCTATACGTTCAAGCTGTCTGTTGGAAAGTACTGGGTGACTTCTTTCTGGTTGAATAGTGTCAGGAACTTTGTCCTCATATTCAAACACCCTTTTTTTAGTATCATCAAAGTGTCTTCTTTTAGAAAGCAACATATCAAATGAAACTAAATCTTCATCTTTCACATAAGCATTTGCTTTAAGATATTGAACACTATATGTTTCTAAGCTATTTGCATGTTCTTTGAGTTGCTCATTATATTCATGTAATTGTGCCCTGAATCTTTCTTTAATTCTTTCTTCAGGGGTTAATATATAGTTTTTATTGCTCTCAATATCTTTATGCATAAACATGTGACGAGCTTCAATATTTTTATCTGAATTATCAAAATTAAAATCGTTTTGTCTTACAGATTTCAGACGATCTTCAGTAGTAGCTTTTTCATCCCAGTTTTCATTAATTTGATGACCACCAGGATTCATTCCCCCTCTACCAATAGGACTACGACCTGGCGAAAAAGGTGAACCATTGCCACCTCCGCCTACACCACCAAATTGAGCAACCTTTTTTATGGACATACAATATTATTTTAAAGAATAATTATTTAAACCTTCCACCTAAACTTATCATTCGGCTTGAAGGCAATCTAACGATAATTTTATTTGTAGAGCATTCATAAGATACAGCAGCTACAGCATCACATATGTCATCTTTATATCCTGATAAAGATTCAATGTAATATCTCTTACCTTTCCATTTTTTCTGCAAAAATAAAAATTGTGTTTTAGCTTCTTGTATTTCATTCAACTCAATTTTATTTCCAGCACTATCCAGATATGTTCCACCTGATATGTCATAAATATCAATTCTATCTTCTCTGATTAGCTGAGATAATTCAGTGTAAATCTTTTCTTTGTATTCTTTATTAAATTGCTTTTCTACAATATTAATTCCATGCGATCTAAGTTTTATAATTGAAGATTGAGAATTCCATTGATCAATAGAAACTTGAACAAACTTAAATCTTGAATGCAAATCAATTACATAATCTTCAACATCTCTCTCTGATACTGGTTGGTTCTTAGTCATAGGGTTCCAAAAATGAATATGGTCTATAACTACTCTTTTTGCAGGTTTTCTGTCTGGTCCATAAACCCCTTGCATATTTTCAGTATGTGCCACTGCTACAGCATAATAGTCAGATGTTCTTGCAGGATCTAAGTGACAAAAATATTCAAACATTTCAGTTGGGCGTTCTTGTCTTCTTACCATACTCATGCTGCTAAACATTCTTTGTATAGATTCTTGTGTAAACATTGGATCAGAAGATGATGCACCAAACTCAGCACCGTATTGCATCTGAAATTCAGTTGGATTTTTCTTCTTTTCATTCTCAAGCATATCTTTTGCAATGTTTGGATTAGCGAGCCATGTCGGAAGCCTCATCACAAGAGTTGTAGGATCTTCTTGTCTATTTTCGTGCAAATCATACAGTAAACCAATTGGACCTTTAGGGTTGGAAAGCATCATCATCTTTCCATCTTTGCCAAATGTTGCAAGAGAAGGTTTTAGTTCATTATAAAGTGCATAATCTAAACCACTATCTGGATTGTCTCCAGCCATAGCAGCAATTTCGTCCATGATTATGCACCAACAAGTAAGACCAACAAGACCAGAAGCACTTGATGAGCCACATTTCAAAACTAATGAACCAGCAAAAGGATTCAAGCCTTGTGCAATTCTTCTTTCATTTTCTTTAATGTCGTTTTCTGTCAAAAATCTCATTTCAAGTTCGGTATCTTTTCCGATATAGGGTTGAAAGAATGGAGATGCCAATACAGTTTGTTTGATTTTTGAGAAGATAGCATTTTTGGCCTGTTCCTCATTTTTCGCAACATTGAGAAGAACAATTTGATCAAAGTCCATCAAACCATATCTTGCTTGCGGATGTCCCATTGCAATAAGTCTATACAGTTCATATAGAGCAATGGCAGACACAAGGAACGATTTACCTGAACGTCTACCAAGTACTAAAACAAGTTCTTGAAACTTAAATCTCTTAGAAGTTTTATCCAGTACTTGCATTCTAAGCTTTGGATCAAATTCTTCTGAAAATAACAAATCTTTTTCTGATTGAAAACCATCAATAATAGGTCTTTCAGTCAATCTATCTATTAGTCTAATTGCATCAGGATTTGTCGCATCTTCTTTAGCTTGTTCGAATCTTAATTTGCGGGTATTGTCATCAAATCTTACGCATTCTAAGCAAGGCGAGTTATCAACTGAAAATAAGGATTTAACAATTTTGCCTTCTCGTTTTTTTATTGAAATATCAATTTCATTTTGCTGAACATGGTTCCAAATACAACCGTTGCATCCAATCCTTTGTTCTTCTGGAATGTCATCAATATTAATATTGGTGCTTCCTTCTTGTCCCATATAAAAACATTTTAATATCAATCTTTGCCATGGGTGAGGTTTCAGATTACAAAAATATGGATGTTCAATGAATGTGATAATGTCAACAATTTGATCAGGATTGAAGTTTGACTTAGTTGGTTTTACTGGTGGAGCTACTTCTGTTCTTGTAGATGGAATAATTTCATCAGCAAAGTCAGCATATCCGCTATCTTTGAAGAACTTTGATACTTCATTAGCTTGGGAAAGTAATTGGCTCTTGATATCGTTTTGTTGTAGTTTTTGAGGGGTAGGTTTTCTCATTAGTTGTCAGATTTAATTTTTTCTCGCAAAAGAGTGATTTCATCTCTGATAACTCTTTTGTCATCTTCAGAAGTCATTTTTTCATGAAGCTTTACCAGTACTTCGAATATATTTATAGCGAATACACCTTGATTATCTCTTGTCTCTTTGAGATAAAGAATTTTGCTGATTAGTTTTTCAACCATAGCAGCTCTTTTCAATTTCATTTCATTGTTTTTTGAACAGTCCATGCCTCTAATGTCGTCTAATTCAACAAGAAGAGCAGTAAGCGCCAACTGATGTTCTCTAAAAATCCATGGCTGAATAAGTTCTTCTCTTTGCTCATAATTCTTAAGACCTGATGTAGCAATTTTCTTAAAATCACAATGGTTTTCCATGTGATTATTAATTTGCACCCAGTTTAATTTAGCATCGAAGTATTTAGAAAAATAATTGATAACTGATTGTGGCTTTTTTCCACTTTCAAGGAATACATGCTCAGCTAAATCTCTGAAATGAGAAATACAAATTGTGCACCTTGGTTCTATAAATTGAGGATAAGATATATCACTCATATTGTCAGGTGGCAAAGGAATAAGAGGCCGGTCACCTTCTTTGAGATCTGAAAAGTATCTTGATGGTTTAGACTTATCCTGAACTGGAATTAAGGCATCAACAATTTCTTGATTTTCTTCTGGCATATTATTGTTATACAAAGCAAAAAAAACAAGCCAAAAGAGGCTTGTTTTTTTATTGCTTATTTATATTAGTCTGTTAAAGCTCTTTTGAGCCTTGAATAAGGGGATACAGCATCTGCAGCAGCAACCAAGTATTCATCTGCTAAACCAAAGTCTGCATAATTACCTTGAGTAAATTTTTGACTGGTTGAAGTAGCATTTTGAAGATCAACTTCAGATGAGCCATTTCTCATGGAAACAACATATTTATTTTTGGAAGCAGTTTTGATTTCAGCTTGTTGTGATTGAGCAACAAGAACATTATTCAATAATGCTTCTTCAATGTATGGCTTAAGAGAAGCATGAAGATTATTAACACCTTGGGAAGAAGATTTCGCTACTTCTGCTACTCTTTGCCAAAAGCCTAAGCCTTTGTCGTCAGACTTAACAATAGCATGTGGGCCAGTGCAAAGTCTTTTTACAAACTCTCTTGAACTATATTTAGCTAATGATCTTTCAATAATTGGAGCACAATCAGAATATTTAGTAGGAACAACTGCAACTTCAATTGATTGCTTTTCTGGCTCTTCAACATCATCGTATACTTTGGATGCTACTCTATTGACAAGATCAAGATCATAATTGTCAGCGGCCAAAAGTTCAATTGTTTCTGTTTTAGAAAACCCTTGATTCTTATATTTATTGGCTTGGGAACTGGCTACAACTAATGCGCCATTCTGATTAGAGCGCAATTCGTTGCGCCAATTATAAATCATGTCATCGGAT